TGATGACCACGACAACATGGTACTTGAAGATGTCAATAGTAGCTGTCTTAAAGATGTTTACAAAATGGCTCATGTGCATATCAAAGACCTTATCAAAATGATGCCGACCGTAGAGGGGACGCCAGAGATAAAGGTTGGAAAGTGGATGAGGTATGGTGAGGACGGGAACCCGAACACGGAGGACACGGTCTTCTGGCAGTGCAGCGAGTGCATGGAGACATACACCGGGAGGACGACAAGGATCCCGAACTTCTGCCCGAACTGCGGATCTGAAATGAGGTGATGTATGGAGGGGCAGCTGACGATATTTGACGCTTATCAGGATAATAGGCCGTGCCGGTACAGATTCAAGAGATATGTCGGCCAGAAGGTGAGGGTGATGATCGGTCCGTACATGAACCACAGGATCGTGACCGGGGTGATCAGGGAGATCGGTCCGTATTACACGATAGTTAAGAGCGGGAAGAAGGAATACGCGGCTACGCCGTACGATTTGTCGGAGGTGAAGTGATGGATCTGAAGATCAACTGTGAGACAGAGGGATTCGAGGAGGCGCAGGAGCATGTAGAGGCGCTGGCTGAGGCGTATGACGGTTTTCCGGCACAGGTGACGATCAAGGGCTGCAAGAACTGCACGTTCAACATCTATCCGTCTCAGACAAAGATAAACAGCGGAGAATAAATGGACAGTGAACTGATTGAATTTGTCAGAATAGCCATAAAGGAGGGAGAAATGAGCGCCGGGGAAGTGGCCGGCGCCATGGGAATGTCGCCTCAGGCGTTCAGCGAATTCATGCGGAACTGCAAAGGGACGCAGATCGCAAGGGTGGAGCAGATCCTTGACATCCTGGGCTATGAGATAGTGATCAGGAAAAGGAGACAGTAAAGTGGTTTGAGTGACTCGTAAACGGAATATTTGTAAAATCAGGTAGGAGGGGACCGCTTCGGCGGCTTCTCCTACTTCGTGGGTGGAAGGGCGGGAAATGTGGGAGAAGATATGGAGATAGTCAACAGGCGGATAAAGGACATCAGGCCTTATGAGAACAATCCGAGGGACAACGAGGCAGCTGTCGAGTATGTGAAGAACAGCATCGAGGAGTTCGGCTTCAGGGTTCCTGTTGTAGTGGACAAGGATGGAGTCATCGTCTGCGGTCATACAAGATACAAGGCGGCGAAGCTGCTGGGGCTTTCGGAGGTGCCGTGCGTAGTGGCGGAGGATCTGACGGAGGAACAGGTCAGGGCCTTCCGGCTGGTAGATAACAAGACGCAGGAGCTGGCTGAGTGGGACTGGAACATCATCTTTGATGAGCTGGGCGAGATCGAGAATATCGACATGGAGAGGCTGGGCTTTGCCAAGTTCCTGGACGATGACGAGGGTCAGCTGAAGGAGCGGAAGATCGGATCCGGAGAAGAGATAGATCTGGAGAGCTTCGCGGACGGAGAGTTCAAACTGATTTGTCCGTGCTGCGGGTTCAGGTTCAATGGGTGAATTTATGAACAGATACGACTGGAAGTGGAATCTGTCAGACATAAAACAGGACAAGGATGTGAAGGTGTTCACGACGTTCTCCTGCGGGGGCGGGTCCTCAATGGGCTACAAGAGGGCAGGCTTCAAGGTCATCGGAAATGTCGAGATAGATCCGAAGATCAACGAGATGTATGTGAAGAACTTTCACCCGGAGTATAACTTCTGCATGGACCTGAGGGACTTCAACAAGATGGAAGTCCCGGAGGAGCTGATCGGGATCGATATCCTGGACGGCTCTCCGCCGTGCACGACGTTCTCGATGAGCGGCAAGAGGGAGAAGACGTGGGGCAAAGAAAAGAAGTTCAGGGAGGGGCAGGCGACCCAGACGCTGGACGACTTATTCTTTGTCTTTCTTGATACTGTGGAGAAATTGAAGCCGAAGATCGTCATCGCTGAGAACGTGACCGGGATTGTCCTGGGGAACGCGAAGGGCTACTGCAACATGATCGTGAAGCGGTTCCATGAGCTGGGCTATGAGCTGCAGATCTTCAAATTGAATGCGGCCCGGATGGATGTACCGCAGGCGAGGGAGAGGATCTTCTTCATCGCGAACAACCAGAATTACGGGAAACTCAATCTGGCCTTCAACCATGACCCGATACCGTTCGGGCGGATCCGGGAGGAGAAGGGACTTGAGGTCGGCGGGGAAGTGATAAAGAGCCTGCTGGAAAAGGCGAAGAAACAGGACAAAAATGTCGGTATGGTTTACTCGCGATATAACCAGGGGAAAGCGAAGTATTTTGACGCCTCTATACTGCATGATGAGGATGTGCCGCAGACATTGACGAGCGGTGGCGATAATTACAGATACTGTGACAGGCTGAAGTGCACGGAGGGAGACTATAGGAACATGCAGTCCTTCCCTCATGACTATGACTTCAACGGGAACTCGGCGCACTATGTCTGCGGCATGAGTGTACCGCCGAACATGATGGCGAATATCGCAACGGAGGTGTGGAACCAGTGGCTGAAATGAATGCGAGGATGATCGATATTGACGAGATCATTCCATACGAGAAGAACCCCAGAAGGAACGAGAAGGCGGTCGAGGCCGTAGCAAACAGTATAAAGGAGTTCGGCTGGAAGAACCCGATCATCGTAGACAAGGACATGGTCATCATATCGGGTCACACGAGGCGCCTGGCGGCCCTTAAACTGGGTCTTGAGACGGTGCCGGTGGTAATTGCCGACGATATGACAGACGAGCAGGTGAGGGCGTTCAGGCTCGCTGACAACCGGGTGGCGAGCTTCTCGACATGGGACGAGGAGAAGCTGAAGCAGGAGATCGGAGAGATCAGCAGCATCGACCTGAGTGACTTCGGCTTCAAACAGGACGATATACAGGACGTATTCAGGGAGCAGGCGCAGATACACGTCTGTCCGAAGTGCGGCTTTGAATGGAGAGACGATGACCAAGACGATGCGGATTGAATTATATCTCACAGGGGGGGGTACATCGAGAGAGATCTCGAGTATCACGGACAAGACCTTGTGGAGATAGCGCGGGACATCGACAGGGATGAGAACGCGCTGCTGGAGTATCTGATGACAGGGGACGACAAGGGAGTCAAGGCGTTCTGCTTCTGCGGCTTCATGTTTTTGAAGAAGAACATCGCAGCGGCGAAGATATCGGAGTTCTTTGAGTAATGGGACGAGGAAGACCACTAAAGGAATTTGACAGGAAGGCGTTCGCGGATCTCGTGGGGCTTGGCTGCTCTCAGGAGGAGATCTGCTGGTACTTCCGGGACGAGACGGGGAAGTCGGCAAACATCGACACCCTGTCGAGGTGGTGCAAGCGGACATTCGGCTTGAATTTTCAAGAATACTTTAAGCAAAACGGCTTCATGGCGCTGAAAATCAAGCTGAGAAGGAATCAGTTCAAGCTGAGCGAGAAGTCGGCGGCCATGGCGATCTGGCTGGGTAAGCAGTATTTGGGACAGGTCGAGAACCCGGATATGTCGGATCCGAATGACGACCCGCTTGTGAGGCTTTTGGGAGATCTGGATGAGCAGAGTCGAACTGACGGATAAACAGAAGGAATACTGGAGGGACGCGGATCGGCGCTGGAATCTGAAGATCGGCGCGACGAGATCCGGGAAGACGTTCGTCGATTACTTCATCATTCCGCGGAGAATCCTCGAGAGGCGGCAGGAGAAGGGGCTGACGGTCATCCTGGGGAATACCAGAGAGACGATCCGGAGGAACATCATCATCCCGATGCAGGAGATCTACGGGTCGAAGAGAGTCGGCAATATCCGGTCGGACAATTCCTGCTACATGTTCGGCGAGCAGGTGTTCTGTCTGGGCGCGGACAACGTCAATCACGTGGACAGGATCAGAGGCTCGTCCATCAAGTACTGCTACGGGGATGAGGTGGCGACGTGGCATCCGGAAGTATTCGAGATGTTAAAGTCCAGACTGGACAAGGCCTGCTCGTGCTTCGACGGTGCACTGAACCCTCAGAGCCCGAACCACTGGCTTAAGGAGTTCCTGGAGTCAGACGCGGACATCTACCAGCAGCACTACACGATATTTGACAATCCGTTCCTGCCGAAGGACTTTGTTGAGAACCTGTGCAAGGAGTACGAAGGGACGGTCTACTACCAGAGGTACATTTTGGGCGAATGGGCGCTGGCCGAAGGGCTCATTTATCCGATGTATGAGGATGCCATAGTCGAGAAGATCCCTGAGTGGGAAGAAGATGAGCACAGGCAGTATTCGCTCTCGATCGACTACGGGACAATGAACGCTTTCGCGGCTATCCTGTGGGAGTTCCACGGCGGGATCTGGTACGCGGTCCGTGGGTACTACTACTCCGGGAGAGAGACCGGGATCCAGAAGACTGATGAGGAGTACGCGCAGGCACTGGATGAGATGTTGAGCTATGTCCACACGTACTACTCAGAGAACACGTTCTTCGGGGCGCAGGAGCGGCTGGAGACGATCATAGACCCGTCAGCGGCATCATTTATCGCCTTATTGCAGAAGAGGGGCAAATACAAGGTCAGGAAGGCCGACAACAACGTCCTGGACGGGATAAGGGAGACGGCCACGGCCATGAGGGCCGGGAAGATAAAGATAAGCGCAGCATTAAAGGAGTGGAGAGCCGAGGCGGGAGGATACGTCTGGGACGATTCGGAGGCAGTGGAGCATCCTGTGAAGATCAATGACCACTACATGGACGCGACGAGGTACTTCGTGAAGACCCGGCGGATCGCTTTACCGAAGAACACGTACAGGCCAAGGCTTTTATAAGGGGGTTTAAATGGTTACTTATCAGGATCTGCTGGATGTGGGCGAAGCCGAGAGCAACAGGATGGCGTTCGTGAGGGAGGTCATCAACAAGCACAAGGCGAGCGATGCCTATCGGATGGCGTCGGTGGCTGAGACCTATCGAAAAGGGATGAACAAGACCATCCACGACTATCAGAAGCTGCTTTACACGATATCCGGGAAGGCTGTGCCGGACAACTACTCGGCGAACTACAAGATCCCGAGCAAATTCTTCAGGCGCTTTGTGACTCAGGAGGTGCAGTTCCTTCTGGGGAACGGTGTCCAGTGGGGAGAGGATTCCACGAAGGACAGGCTCGGGAAGAACTTTGAGGCTCAGCTGCAGTCAGCGGCGAAGGACGCTCTGACTCATGGCGTGGCGTTCGGGTTCATGAACTACGACCATCTGGATGTGTTCTCTCTGCTGGAGTTCGCTCCGCTCTACGACGAGGAGAACGGGTCCCTGAGAGCCGGTGTCAGGTACTGGCAGATAGACGCCACGAAGCCACTGAGGGCGACTCTTTACGAGGAGGACGGCTACACGGAGTACATCTGGGAGAAGTCCGCAGAGGGGCGCATATATGCTCCCAAGCGGAGATACGTCCAGACAGTGAGTCAGTCTGAGGTGGACGGGACGCAGATCTACGACGGGGAGAACTATCCGACCTTCCCCATCGTTCCGTTGTGGGCAAACGAGGACCATCTGTCTGAGCTGGTTGGGATTCGGGAGCAGATAGACGCGTATGACCTGATCAAGAGCGGCTTCGCGAACACGGTGGACGAGGCGTCATTCATATATTGGACGATCCAGAACAACGGCGGGGTCGATGACGTGGATCTGGCCCAGTTCGTTGAGAGAATCAAGACGGTCCACGCGGCGAACATGCCGGCTGACGCCCAGGCGGAGGCCCACTCGATCGAGGCGCCGCACGAGTCGAGAGAGGTTCTTCTGGACAGGCTGAAGAGTGACCTCTATGACGATTTTATGGCGCTGGATGTCAAGAACATCGCGAACGGGGCGACAACGGCCACGCAGATCAGGGCAGCATATGAGCCGCTGAACAGCAAGACGGATGATTTTGAGTATTGTGTTCACAACTTCCTCGACGGAATCCTGGCGGTGCTGGGGATCGAGGACGAGGCGACCTTTACGCGGTCGATGATGATAAACGTGCAGGAAGAGATCCAGTCGGTCATGCAGGCGGCGACAACTTTGGATCCGACCTATGTGACGACCAAGATCCTGACGATCCTGGGAGACGCAGACAAGGCCGAGGAAGTCCTTCAGAGGATGGACGCGGATGACATCGACAGGCTGAGCGAGGGTGAGTGATGGCGGATATCGGCCACGAAAGAACCGATAAGCTCATAAAGGAGACCGAGAAGAAGGTCGCCAGGGAGTACGCACGGGCGCAGAAGGAAGTCCAGAGGAAACTGGAGCGATACTTCGCCCGTGTCCAGGCGGAGGCCGAGGAGAAAAGGCAGCAGTACGAAGCCGGGGAGATATCTCTCAAGGACTACAAGGACTGGATCCTGAGGAAGACGGCGATGGGAAAGCGCTGGGAGGACCTTCGGGACAATCTGGCCGAGGACTACCACAACGCCAACCAGATCGCCAAGAGCATCGTCAAAGGGTATCAGGCAGATGCCTATGCCCTGAATCACAACTACGCCACCTACCAGATCGAGCACGACGGTGGGATCGATTCCTTCTACACGCTTTACGACAAGCAGACGGTGGAGCGGCTCATCAGGGACGACCAGATCCTCATGCCGCCGCCAGGCCCGAAGATGAAGGCGCAGATCGCGGCCAATAAGGACATGCAGTGGAACATGCAGCAGCTTCAGTCTGCTCTGACGCAGGCGGTCCTGCAGGGCGAGTCCATCCCGGAGTTTGCGAAGAGGATCTCGAACACTGTGGCTGTGAGAAATTACAATTCCTCTGTAAGATATGCCCGGACGATGATGACATCGGCCGAGAACGCTGGCAGGTATGACGGATACAGACGCGCCACGAAGATGGGGATAGACCTGACGATTGAGTGGAGCGCGACGCTTGACGGACGGACAAGGCACGACCACAGGATGATGCACGGCCAGAGGAGGAACGTGGACGAGCCGTTCGAGACTCCTGACGGCTTCAAGATCATGTATCCGGCGGACTGTACAGGGGAATCAGACGTTCCGCAGCGTGAGATCTGGAACTGTCGATGCACTCTGCTGGCGTGGGTTAAGGGCTTTGAAGGCGACACGGTGAAGTCATCGCCGAAGATGGGGGAGATGACCTTTGACGAGTGGCAGCATGAGCACGAGCCGAAGAAGCCGGAAGAACCGAAGGCGGAGACCACAGGGAAATTTGGCGACCAGTTCCTGAGAGGGAAAATGACGCAGACAGAGCTGGGTCAGAAGGTCCTCGACATGTACGGAGTACCGGGGATCCCGGTGCAGACACACACGCGTGACAGTGCGCTGGGATACTGTCTGGAGGGCGTAGTCGGCGGCAAGGGTGATGTCACAGCATACAGCCTGAAGAGTAACGACAATCGGAGCCTTGAGTATAAGCTGAAGACAGCGTATCATGAAGGGTATCACGCGGCGAATCACGGCAGGCTGACCGATATGTGGACCATATCAGACAAGGCCTGGGCAAATATCGAGGAGACGTTCGCCGAAAGCTCCGCTCATTATCTGATAAGCCTTGACGGAATCACCGGGCTGACGCCGTCCTATGCGGACAAGCTGGTGAAGAATCTGCCGAAACTGCAGCAGCTGGACGACTTCAAGGACTGCGTAACCATTGCGGACTTCGGGAAGGTGGCCTACGAGAAGCGAATGAACGGCGAGGGGTCCGTCTGGAAGGATTTGTCTGAGTATGTCAGCAAAAAGAGAATGAGCTATGCCAAGTACGCTTCTAAGTATGTCGAAGACATCAAGGAGTATGACGGCATAGTTGACAAGATCCTTGAGAATATGCCGGACTGCAAGCCGTACAAATCATGGATGGAGAACGACCTGCAGAAAGCGCTGGACGACGTGCAGAGAGGCGTCAGTAAACTGTCGGGGAATGGACAGCTGATGATGGATAACGCGATAGCGATTATCATGGGGACGAAGGGAGTGAAGCCTTTATGATGATTTATATCCCGGAGCCGTTGTACGCGGATACGAAAAACATGGACAAGGTCAGCGGGATCCTGGACAAGGTCGAGGACACGTCTGTTGTCTGGGAGCATAAATTCACACTGTCTGATGCGGCGGATGAGATCGAAGAACTCGGCGAGAAGAAGGTCGCTGACTGGGTGAGGAGGTGGCCCGGATGAACATCAAATTTGAATCCCACCGGGTCGAGATCGAGACGGCTCTCAAAGAGGCTGTAGAACGCGCTCTGGAGGCCATAGGACAGCAGTGCGAGTCTCACGCGAAGAACAACATCACTCAGGCTGGAAGAATAGGCGTATCAGGCCGACTGAGGAACTCTGTGGCCCATCAGGTTGTGGTGGGAGAAAAGGCCGTCTACATCGGGTCCGATCTGGAGTACGCTCTTTACAACGAGGTGGGGACTGGTATCTACGCCGAGGGCGGAGGAGGCCGCAAGGATCCGTGGCGATACCAAGACGAAAAGGGCGAGTGGCACAGGACGGTCGGTATGAAGCCCATCCACTTCTTGAAGAACGCGGTGGCCGACCATCAGGATGAATATGTGGCGATAGCGAAGCAGATGATGCAGCAGTAAAGTGGTTTATTTGAACCACTTTTTTTTTATGTCTAAAATCGTCTTAGCGAATGGAAAGCAACCCACCGAAGAAAAGGAGCTGAACAAATGGCACTTACCAGAAAATTTCTGTCCGCGCTGGGCATTGACGCGGACAAGGTCGATGAGATCATCGACGCGCACACGGAATCCATCAACGCCCTCAAGGAACAGAGGGACCAGTACAAAGCAGACGCCGAGAAACTCCCGGCGGTGCAAAAGGAACTCGACGACCTGAAAGCAGACAGCGGCGACGGGTTCGAGCAGAAGTACAAAGACCTGAAGAAGGAGTATGACGACTACAAGTCCGAAGTCACCGCGAAGGAGCTGAGATCCAAAAAGGAGACAGCTTATCGGGAGATCCTGAAGGATGCCGGGATCGGTGAGAACCACATGCAGAAGGTGCTGAAGTACACAGACTGGGAGTCCGTGGAGCTGGACGACGACGGGAAGATCAAGGAGGCCAAACAGCACATCAAGGATGTTAAGACGGAATGGCCGGAGCTGATCGTGACCAAGTCGGCGCAGGGTGCCGATACACACACTCCGCCTGATGGCAGCGGCAAAGCCTACGGCTCGAAGGAGGAGATCATGAAAATCGCGGATGCCGGAGAGCGGCAGAAAGCGATTGCAGAAAACCACGAATTATTTGGATTCTAAAGGAGACTAAAAAATGGCAAACGTTGTAACCACTGCCGAAACCAACTTAATTAAGGCCGCCAACATGGCGAAGGCCCGTGAGGTGGATCTGGTCTATCAGTTCACGCACAACAACCTGGCGAAACTCATCGAAGTCCTTGGCGTCACCCGGAAGATCCCGATGATGGAAGGGACCACGATGTACGTCTACACCACGACCGGGACTCTTCAGAACGGTGCTGTCAACGAAGGCGAGATCATTCCGCTTTCCCAGTACGCCAGAGCGAAGACCGCCGTCGGCGAGATCACTCTTAAGAAGTGGCGCAAGGCCGCCTCTGCCGAGGCCATCAAAAAGTCCGGCTACGACGAAGCAGTCAGAGCGACCGACGCGAAACTCCTGAGCGACGTGCAGAGCGCCATCAGGACAGACTTCTTCACGTTCCTCAACGGAACGATCACCGGCTCGACTACGGTCAGCGGTGTGGGCCTTCAGGCGGCTCTCGCTGCGGCTTGGGGACAGCTGCAGGTCAAGTTCGAAGATGACGCCGCTGAGGCTGTCTACTTCGTCAACCCGCTGGATGTGGCTGAGTACCTGGGGACAGCTCAGATCACCCTTCAGACCGCTTTCGGCCTGAATTACATCGAGAACTTCCTTGGCCTCGGCACGGTCATCCTGACTTCCGGCGTCACGAAGGGCACCTTCGTCGCCACGGCGAAAGAGAACATCATCATGTACTACCTGACGATTAACGGCGACATCGCGAACGCCTTCCAGCTGACGGCTGACGAGCTCGGCTACATCGGCATCAAGTCCGGCTACCAGAACGAGGAGAGAGCCCAGATCGAGTCTCTCGTCATGGACGGTGTCCAGTTCCTTGTCGAATACGCTGCCGGCGTCATCAAAGGCACTATCTCGACCGCTTCCTCTGGATCGTAAAGGAGTAAAAGAAAATGCTGTCTGAGGTCTGCAGGTATCTGAATAACTGGTTCGATGACGG